GTTCCGATGTGCGGGAGATTGCCGACTATGCTGCCGCACATCGGAACGTCATCATGTATGCCGGCGCATCGCTCAAGGGTGAGACCTGGAAACCTTCCCAGAAGAATCCCAGGATGATCATCGTCGACGCCAAGGCGTTTCAGCGCGTCCTGATCTGGCAACTCTACAATCAGAAGAACCGCCAGACCAATTACCTTTACCTCCCGGACACGCTCGATAAGAAGTATCAGGCGGAAATCTCCTGCGTCCAGCCTGATAAAACGCGCCGGTCCGGACACCTTCCCGAGAACTGGAAGCCGCTTTCCGATGCGGTCCATGATGCGTTCGACGTGTTAAAGATGGGATATTTCGCCATCGATTTCGCGGTCAAATCCTTCCGCCGTCAACGCTTCCGGGTCGGCAAATCTCCTGCTCTGCTGCGCCGCTGGCGTGCCTACGATGAACGCCACGCCGCCGCCGAGTGATCCCGCCTTTTCTTTGCGCCGTTTTCCCCCGCTTTCACGCATGAAACCGGCGCTTTCCTTCCCCTTTTCTTTTGCATTTCGCACCTTTTTATAGAGACACAACCACAACAGAAGGGGGATACATCATGGATATTTCCAAACTCGGCATCCTGATCCTGAAACTTTACCGCTTCCGGGACAATGCCACCATCGACCGGATCGCGGACGAATTCCTCAAGGTCGCTGATATCGAAGATTCATCCGGAACGGATCCGGTCGTGGCTGATGCACCTGTCACATCGGCCCCCGATCCTTCCGGATCTCTTTCACCGGAACTTTCCTCCCTGCTCGATCTGCTCCGGCCGATGTCGGAACAACAGCTGAAGGCCATCTCCGATCTGATCGAAGGCGGATCCAGGATCGACCAGATCGCGCGTCTGATCGATCTCGAACTGGTCGGGATCCCGCACGATTCCGATGAATACGACAAGATCACCGCCATCCAGACGATCCTGATCGAACTCCGCGCGGCCCGGAAGAAGAAGGAGCCCAGCCAGATTGACAAGTTCAACGCCAGATATGGAAAGAAATGAAGGAAAAACTCGACATCTTCGAACTCATGGCCGAGGCCGAACAGGCGGAAAATACCGTCCTGAATCTGCCTCCGGATGTTCGTATCCTGTTCTCCGGATATCAGAAGTCGATCATGTCGCTGCTGACCTTCTCCAATGTCGTGGCCGTGGCCGACTGGGCGGCGCATCATCCCGATCAATGGGAGATCCTCAAGCTCCATTACATTCATCCGGATCTCTCCAATTCCGACATCGCTCACCTGGTCGGCAAAACGAACAGCGTGGTCAATTACACCATCAAGCAGAAATCTTTCATTTCCATCAATGATTATTGGAGAAAACCGAATGAAAAATGATCTGATTTTCTTCACCAATTCCACCATCAGGATCCAGGCTCCGCCAGGAGCTTCTTCTATGATTTACAAGGCGTCGGGGGCGGCTTCTGTGGTTGTCTCTGTTCAGGATGGTTTTTCCGCTTTTTCCATCCTTGCCCCCGGCGTCTTCTTTTTCCAGTTCACCGCCGCGGACGGTGCGGTCCTCTCCGAAGGGAAGTTCACCGTCCGTCAGGATCTCGCCCATGCCGCGGACAATTACGATCCCCGGTCCGATGCCGTCAAGACTCTCGAAGCCCTGGATGCCAAGATCGCCGGCCGCGCCCTCACGATCCAGCAGTCCAAAATCACGGTCGGGGACCGCAGTATCGAATACATGAACAGCATCGAGGAGCTTCTCAAGTGGCGCGATTACTTCGCCCGCCTCGTGGCCAGGGAACAGGGTCACGGGTCTCCGACTGCTCAAGTCTGCAAACTCCGGAGGAGCTGAACCCATGAAACTTTTTGATCTCTTTCGCCGGAAGAAACCGGCAAAAACCAACTCCCTGGATCTCTATCTCCGCAGCTTCGCCGCGGCCAACAACAACCGCCTGATCGACTGGGCGCTTTCCTATTCCAAGATCAACGCCGACCTGAAGCGCGATTATATCGCCATGACCCTCCGCGCCCGGGATCTGGCCAGGAATAATGAATTCGTGATCGGGTATCTCGAGAACCTCCGCCGCAACGTGGTCGGATCCGAAGGTTTCACGCTGCAGAGCAAGGCGAAGGACAGCAAATTCCGCGCCGATATTGAATCACTCTGGCGGGAATACAATTCCCGGATCGGCGCTTTCGTCTCGATGGATGAACACCAGTCCGGCCGGGACTTCGATGTTCTTGTGCTGCGGACCCTCATCATCGACGGCGAGGTGTTCATCCGCCGCATCTTCGATCCGGCGTCCCGGTTCGGATATCGGTATGAAGTCCTGGACAGTCTCGAGATAAGTCCGCTTTACAACGTGGAGGATGCCGGCGACGGTGAACGCGTAGTTATGGGTGTACGTTATGACTGCCGCGGCCGAGAAAAATCCTTTTACCTCTGTCAGTCAAAGGGAGATTATTACACTTTGTCCGGTGTTCGTGAGGAGATTCCCGCCGCCGATATCCTCCATATTTTCCGGAAGAAATTCTCCGACCAGGCCCGCGGATATACCGAACTGGCCGGAATTATTCCGAACCTGGGACAGATGGACGCCTACAAGGAGGCCGAGATCGTTCATGCCCGTATTCAGGCGTGTGCAATGGGCGTCTGGGAATGGAACGGCCAGTCTGCCGGTGACCTCATCGATGAGGTCGATGACAAAGGTGAATTTATCCGGGAGATCAAGCCCGGCATCTTCCCGGTCGCTCCGAAGGGATATACTGCCAAATTCCTCCAGAACACCAGCCCGAACAACCAGTTCGGCGTATTCTGGAAGAACATGCTCCGCAGCATTGCCAACGCCCTCGGCATTTCCTACAACAAGGCGGCCGGTGATTACGAGGCCGTCAATTACTCGTCCCTCCGGGAGGCCACCCTGGAAGACCGCGCCAGCTTCGAAGAACTTCAGCGCTTCCTGATTGAAAATTGGAAATCGTTCCAGTTTGCCGACTTCATCCGGGCTCTGGCCATGAACGAATTCATCCCGGTCGCAAAAATGACCGATTGCCTTCCTCATAAATTCTTCGGCCGCCGCTTCCCCTGGGTCGATCCGGTCAAGGAGATCAGCGCCAAGGAAAAGGAATATGATCTGCTGCTCACCGATCCGCTTACCGAGCTTGAAACCCGCGGCATCGATCCTGATGAACTGCTCGACCGCTGGGGTCAATGGCAGGACAAGCTGAATAAGCGGTCGATCCCCTTCATGGTCCGCCCTTCTATTCCCAGCCCTGACCAGGCTGAAAATAATCATAACCAGGAGCTTTCATGAATCCGAATCCCGATCCTGAAAACCTCGAAATCACGTTCACCGCCGCCAGCGGTGAACCGTATGAACGTTTCGATCTCGATGGTCAGTCTTATTTCGAGCGCCTCGTGATCACGCCGGAGGCCGTCAATCTGACCCGCCTCAAAGGCGGCGCTTCCATCCTCAAGAACCATAATCCCGATATCATCCTCGGCGTGATCACCGATGCCTGGGTCGAAGATGGCAAACTGGCCATCCGCGCCCGCTTCCGGAAGAACGATCCCGAGGCCGTGACCATCTTCAACGATATCGTGGACGGGACCCTTCCGAATGTTTCCATCGGATATTGTCCGGATACGGTCGTTCCGGTCCGGGAAAACGGAATGAATTTCCGTGATCTCACCAGGTGGACCCCGTTCGAAGTCTCTGTTGCAGTAGGTGTGCCGGCCGATCCCACGGTCGGCTTTTATCGCTCTATGTCCGTCAACTCCAACCAAGGAGCACCAATGCCCGCCAAATCAGAAGCGCAGCCCGAACCGGCTGCCGAAGAAAAGGAAAAAGATCTGGAGCAGGATCCCGAAACTGCCGAAACTCCGGAAAATCCGGAAACGGCAGATCCGGAAGCCGCACCGGATCAGGAAGAACAGCCCGAGCCGGAAAAACCGGCAGAACCGGCCGAACCGGAAAAACCGGTCGAGCCGGAAGAAGATCCCGAAGTCAAGCAGAACCGTCAGCGTGCTGCCGAGCTCCGGCAGAAAGCCATTTCCCCTGAAAAAATCCGTTCCCTCAACATTCCCAAAGAAAGGATCAACACCATGCCCGAAAACAAGTATTCCCTTGTCCGCGCCTTCCAGTCCCTCATCAACCCGAAAATCGACGCCTCGTTCGAGCGTTCCGTCAGCGATGAACTCGCTTCCCGTTCCGGCCTTTTTGTGAACAACAGTTCCATCATGCTTTCTTTCCGTGACGGTGAATTCACCGGCGCGAATGGCGTCGGGGCCGGTATGATCGGAACCGATCACCGTGCGGACCTGTTCATCCAGTCCCTGCGGACCCGCATGGGCGTCAAGAATGCAACCGTCCTGACCGGCCTGGTCGGCAATGTCGACATCCCCACCCAGACCGGCGCGGTCACGGTCGGCATCGGCGCGATGAACTCCACCAGCTCCAAGACCAAACCAACGGTCGGCAGCACCGTCCTGACCCCGAAAAAATTCTCCGCTTATGTCGATGTCGGTGAAGATCTGATTGCCCAGGGCAACCCGGACGCGATCGCGTTCGTCATCGATGATCTGCAGGCCCAGCTGGCCCGGAAACTCGATCTGTCCATCCTGACCGGCAATGCCGATCCCGAGATCCTCGGCGTCGACGGCACCACCGGCGTCCAGACCAAAGTGATCGCCAATATGGCATCGATCACCTGGAACGACATCCTCGACATGTATGGCAAGGTCGCGGACTATGAGATCGAAGACGGGGATCTTGCCTGGATCGCCAAGGGCGTCACCAAGGCCAACTTCATGGGCATCAGCAAGGATGCCGGATCCGGCCGTTTCCTGGTCGAAGATGACAAGATGAACGGCTTCCCCGTGAACGTCTGC